ATTCTAAACTGCCCGCCAGATGTTATAACTCTAGTATTTCTGTCGGTAATGTCTGTTTCAACGAGGTCAAGTAAAGCGAATTCGCCTTGAATTTTGCCTTGTCCATCAACAGTCAAACCATCAGCCGACACAGTACCGGACACGTCGATGCCTGTGGAGCTGACGGTTAGCGCCTCAACGTAAGGGCCGCCATCTGAGGCAGTAGAAACTACTTTTAGAACGCCTGTAGTTGTTGCGTCAGCGCCTACAGCAAGTAATCGGCTAACTGACGAACCGCCATAGTCAAGCATTACTGAACCAGCGTTTAAGCCATTAAGACTTCCATTAGCAGTTAAGCTATCTGAAAGAGTGTTGCCAGTTACGTCGATGCCTGTAGCGGTGGTGGCTAGTTTTTCTGCTCCTGCATAGTACACTTTAGATGCACCACCTTCACCTGCTTTAAAGTAGTTATTCCCAGATGAATCTTGTAAGCGTAAGTCATTACCAGCAGATATATTTAAGTCACCAGCACCTACGTCTTTGATTAAACTATTTAAGCCATCATGATAAATCTGTAGGTCTGAACCAGCACCGAAGATAGCTTTGTCGTTGTCACCGAAAGACACGTTGCCTGTGAACGAGCCTGTCGTAAACGAACCAGCCGCCGCAGTAGTGCCACCGATGACAGTCCCGTCGATAGTTCCGCCGTCAATGTTGGCTGTAGTAGAGCCGCCGTATGTTACTTTGACGTTGCCACCAGAGCGCACAGCGATAAGCGTGTCGCCCCCTTGAATAACACCGCCATCTGATAAATCGCTGATTTTTGACATCTGGATAACCTTCTAAATAGTTGAGTTCATTTTACACCCAATGGGCGTTCTTTTGTTCCTTACCTGCCTATGGCTCTATGTAAGCCAGAATCTCAGGCTCACCCGTGCCTGGATTTACAAAGGTCGCCAGCCAATACTGCGACACATCAGTTGCCTCATCTTCACTAACGGCAGTCTCTGCTGATGATGGGTCGTCATAAGTTCCGATAACAACATTGACCCCTTCGTTGTTTGTGTAGCCTGCTACAGTAGACATACTTTCCTCACGTCATTAAAAATACTTGAGTCTCAATACTGCTCAAATTCAAACTGCCTGAACTCTTGTTCTGTGTATTAACTCTAATTCTGTAGTCTTCTGCCGCATTACTTTTTGCCAGCGGTTGAGTCAAAGGCAGTGTTATCGTTGCTGAGAAAGAGCCGAGGTCTGGAATCGGAAAGCGTTGCGCACCACCGGCATCACTCAGCCACAAACTGGCAGACGTCCACCTGTCAGGATTGTAGTACAAAGTGCCTGTCGTAAATTGAGGTACTGATGAGCTTGCTGATGAATAAACAATGCGGGTTCGATCAACGGAGCCGATATACTCGACAGCCTTCGGCGTAACCTGACTCGCACCAGAATTTTGATTTGGTCCGATGCCGCCATAAACATCTATCTCTTTTGTGTGGTTGCCGCTTACCTCGGCGTAGTGCGTGTAAGGTAAGATGTTGCCTGATCCGACGACAGTTCCAATACTCGTGCCGGTTGTAGTTCCTTTGCTCTTTCTATCAAATTGCATCACCAGCAGGCAGTCATCTAGCGAGGTAGAAGGTATGTATTTGACCTTCCCAATCAGGCTCGCATATTTATAGATCGGACTGTCAGGGGCTGGTATAGAAAACTCAGTAAACGTGTCTGGAGTAGTCGGCACTGTATGCGACGGATACTTGAATACAGATAGGTTGAATACTTCTGACACGTCGCCCGACAGGTTAGCGACTTGCAGGTTTGTGATGCTGGTCTGATCGCCATCAAGCGACAGCACTTGCGAATCGCTAATTTCGTTATTGCCTATGGCAGTACCTTGTATCGTGCCTGTTGCAATCAGGTCGCCATTAACTTCTACGTCAGCGTTGAACGTGACTGTGCCGGTCGTGTTATCGATAGCAAAAGGCGTTTTGGTTTGTGACTCATCGCCCGAAACAATCGCAAACTGATCGGCTTGTATCGTAAAGCTAGAACCGCTTGCGTCTGCCGTAGCCTTAAAGCCTGAGATGTTACCACCCGCACTGACAGTCAAATAGGCTTCTGCCTCAAGGTCAGTGATTGCTGTGCTGTTTGCCGATGCAGTTGTAGATGCGCCTGATGCTACGGTTGCCGTTGCCGCAAGGCCAGTGCTGGGGTCGTTAATGGTTGAGGTCAGTGTGGTAATGCTTGACGCGTTAGACGTAATATTGCCCTCGGCCGTAGTGACTCGCGTTGTAAGTCCAGACACTGCTGTGGCATTGGTTGTGATATTGCCTTCGGCTGTGGTCAGGTCAGACTGTAGCGTTGTGATGTCACTTGCCTGACTTGTAATCGTCCCCTCTGCGCTTGTGACTCGCGTGTCTAGTGCAGAGATTGCTGAAGCGTTAGTCGTGATATTACCTTCGGCAGAAGTAACATCTGACTGTAGCGTTGTGATGTCAGACGATTGCGAAGTGATAGTACCTTCTGCTGTCGTAACTCTGGTTGTTAGTCCACTTATGGCCGTAGCGTTTGTGCTGATATTTCCTTCAGCAGTCGTCACATCGGATTGCAGTGTTGTGATATCTGAAGACTGTGACGTAATGGTGCCTTCCGCGCTGGTGACGCGGGTGTCTAGTCCTGATATTGCCGTGGCATTGGTCGAGACGTTGCTGTTCGTTGTTGCTAGGCTAGATTGCAGAGCTGTTATGTCAGACGCTTGTGACGTGATACTGCCTTCAGCAGTCGTGACGCGCGTGGTTAAAGCGGTCAGCCCTGTCGCGTTGCTGGTTATGTTGCCCTCTGCTGTCGTCAAATCTGACTGCAATGTAGTGACGTCTGAGCTAAGGCTGGTGATTGTTCCTTCTGCCGATGTTACGCGTGTGGTCAATCCAGAGATGGCCGTCGCATTGGTCGTTATATTACCTTCAGCCGATGTCAGGTCTGATTGCAGGCTCGTAATGTCTGACGCCTGTGAGGTTATACTTCCCTCTGCCGTAGTCACCCGCGTGGTTAAGCTAGTAATCGCACTCGCATTAGTTGTGACCGACCCGTCTAGTGTTGTGAGGTCCGACTGCAACGTAGTGATGTCTGATGACTGTGAGGTGATCGTACCCTCTGCGCTGGTGACTCTTGCATCAAGTGCGTTGGTTGCTGTGCTGGTGGCTGTAGCAACATCAGTCGATTCATTTAGTAAAAGATCGTCACCGCCCTCAGTCGTTACAACACCATCGGATTCGTCTTGTATTTTAAGAAGGTCAGTAAATGTTGCCTCAAGCGTTGTGATGTCGCTCGCGCTAGACGTTATAGAGCCTTCGGCAGTTGTGACGCGTGTAGTTAGCGCAGACAATCCAGAAGCATTGGCCGCTACACCTGTCGTGCCATTGTTTACCGTTGATTCCAGTGCGGTAATGTCAGAGGCTTGTGAGGTAATTGACCCTTCGGCCGTCGTGACCCGAGTGTCTAGTCCTGATATTGCTGATGCGTTTGCCGCAACACCCGTGGAACCATTATTCACAGTCGTTTCTAATGCTGTGATGTCTGAGCTGTTGGTTGTTATGCTACCTTCGGCAGTTGTGACTCTTGTAGTCAAAGACGTAATGGCAGAGGCGTTGGTTGTAATGTCACCTTCTGCCGATGTCATGTCTGACTGAAGCGTAGTCACATCGCTAGAGAGGCTAGTGATAGAGCCTTCAGCACTTGTAACTCGTGTATCAAGCGAACTGACCGCACTCGCGTTAGCCGCTACACCTGTCGAAGCATCATTAACTGTCGACTCTAGGGCGGTGATGTCTGTCGCGTTAGTGGTGATACTACCTTCAGCCGTAGTAACCCTAGTGGTCAATGCGCCAAGTGCGTTAGAGGTCGCTACAACGCCGGTCGAGCCATTGTTTACAGTAGTCTCTAAAGCCGTTATGTCTGATGCGTTTGTTGTGATGTTGCCTTCGGCGGACGTCATGCGGGTAGTTAGTCCGCTCACTGCCGTTGCATTTGTTGTGATATCACCCTGCGCCGTTGTCATGTCCGATTGCAGTGTGGTCACGTCACTAGTAACAGACGTTATGTTGCCTTCTGCGGAAGTAACTCTGGTTGTCAGCCCTGATATTGCGGTCGCATTTGTAGTGATGTCTGTCTGCGCTGTCGATACATCTGACTGCGTAGTCGTTAAGGATGACTGCAATGTTGTGACACTGCCCGATAGCGAAGTGATCGAGTTACCTTGCGCGACGGTGGTTGTGTCAAGCGCAGTAATCGCTGTCGAGTTTCCAGAGATGTTCGAGTTCGCTGTATTCATCTCCGACTGTAACGTCGTGATGGCTGATGCGTTGCTCGCAATACGTGGGTCAGCTAGACCAACCCATGCCGTGCCACTCCAGTAGTAAGGTTCATTGTTATCGTCTGAGTCATACCATCGAGAGAAATCTGGTATTGGGTCAGGGATGCCGCCGACACCAGCAACCGGCGCTGTAGCCTGTACGAAGATGTCGCTCGTTCCACTAGTCAAATCGACGACAGTGCTTTCAAGATTGCTTAGGCTTGTCTGTACCGTGTTGATGCTAGTGTTCAGTGTGGTGTTGCTTTCGTTGACGAAGATGGCCACGTCGCCAAGATTCTGAATCAGTACGTCTTGGCCTGTCTCAAGATCAAGAACATCACCTGACTCGACCTGCACATTGAGTATCTCAGTGCGTGATGCGGCGTCATTGATGATTGCGGCTACAGTGCTTTCTATCTCTGTAATGCTGACGGCACCACTGGCAATCTGCCCCGTGTCTACTGCGTCATCTGCAATCTGGTCGTTAGTGATTGCGTCGTCTGCCACGTCAGTAGTATTGACAAGCAACGAGGTCGAGCTTTGCTGTGTTGTGTATGCGGACTTATTACCTGAGAAATCGACCGCACGAATGTGGAAGTATCGAGTAACTTGCCCTGTCAGCCCAGAGGCTATGTATTCCTCACCACCGACTTTTGCGGTAGGGGTAGCGCTCACTGAGGGCGTGGCGCTCGTCGTCGTTACATGGACTTCTACGAAGGCCAGATCGATGTCTGTCGGGTTGGTCCACTCACAGGTTATCTGATTGATGCCTGCGGTTAGCGTTACGGCAGTCGGTACACTTGGCGCAGTAGTGTCGCCGTTAAGTGCGCGGTTGTTAATGCTGGTGCCAGAGCTTTGCACACCGATAAGGTTCTGCGCTCTTACACGGAAATCATAATTGCTGGTTATATCTAAGCCTTCAAGCAATGCCCGAGGCTCACGCGTTTGTACTTCTAGGTATTCAGTTGTGCCATTCTTGTTGTAGCGAACAGTGTAGAACTCAATGAATGCGTCATCCGGCGCAGTCCATACAAGCTCAACGGTAGACTTTAAACGACCATCTGGTCCGCGCAAGCCTATCTCTGTGGCCGTCAGGCTAGTGACGTTAGCTACTGTCCGACCATCGTAAAGGTCTAGTTCGCCGCCACTTAAAAAGTCTTCTTGGTCACTGGTGGTCCAGTCATACAAAGCTGACGCTGTTTCAATGCACGTCAGGTTTACAGCAAGTGCGCCGCCATCAGCAATCGCCAGCGAGTAGTCGATAACCTCGAATACTTTAGAACTGTAGCCGAGCCGCGCATTGGTGACGTTAATTGTGTCGCCTACCTTTACGCGCAAGCCCTTTAGGTTGACAGCCATTGTGATAACGGTCTGCTGGCGTGATTTTAGTAATGCGACTTTGGCTAAACGCTGTGCCTGTACGTTGTTGGTGACGAACGGCAACGGCATATCAAGATATATCGGATCGCCGTCTTCTGTGGCGAATGTAGAGCTGATCTGAGCGGGGTAATCTAATACCTTGTAGTTCTTCTCTTCAGATACAAAGATGCCTTTAACGCCGTTATAGGTCGTTCTGCGGGACTGTTTGGTCTGAGTCTGAATGTCACTAATGCAATCGGCTTCGTCGAATGTCACGGTCGGCGCTATGTATTCTGCACCGTGAAGAAAATACTTGCCGCCAGAATAGGTGACTCTGCCGCCCATCGCAGAAAGCATTTGCTCAATGTTGTCGCGTATCTGGTTCGCAGTGTCTATGACGCCATTGAGTGTGTATCGGTTCTGTGTGCCGCCACCATCAAGGGATATTGATTCTTCACAAAGGTCAGCCGCCGCTTCAAGTGTCGTCGAGTCAATCAGCGTGTAGTCTTCTGCAAGGCCGTAGGAGCTTACTAAATAGTCACGCGCACAAAGCGCAGGGTTTTGCGAATAAGTCCATGTGCTTGCATCTGTGGCGCTCTGACTACCGATGCGAGGGTCATATACCTTTTTGCCTTTGATGACCGCGCTGATGTTTGGTACGCCTTGCGGAAACTTGTCAGCATCCCACTCTAGCCTCAGAGCAAGGTAAGCAATGCCTGACAATTTATGATCTGATGTCCATAAGACATTAGCGTTCACGAGGTCAGTCGATGCGGCCTGTCCTGCCGTGCCAAACTTACGGTCGATTGTGACGTATGTACCCCAGTCACTTTGAAAGCCGCCACTGAGCGTCCACACCTTCTTGTCGTTAAACCAAATCTCTTCGTAACTTTCGATTTCATGGCTGGCAAAGGCGATGGCTAGGTGTAGATACTTGTTGTCATCTCCCGAATGCGAAATGAAAACAACTTGCCCGCCAACGCGCATCTGCCCATAAACGAGGTTGCGTGAGCCTGCCGGTTCGCGTGATGTTTGTGTGATGCCTCTGAGTTGAGCGCCAAGACTAGGCTTTGGTGTTAATGCGCGAGAAACAATAGAAAGCCCTGCGCCTATCGCAAACGCGGTTGCAAAAGACGCTAGCGCAAAGCCAGTCGCTATTCCGCCTGCTACGGCACTAACTAATCCTGCAACTGCCGCAATCGCCATACTGTTACCTCAGAACTTTGCTAAAGACTGTCTCTATCTCTTCAAAGCCCAAGCGCTCCATAATTGGATCGAATGGCTGGTGCGTTTTGGTGTTGACGTGTAGCTTGGTCACGCCTTCCGCTTGCAGAGACTCCACTGCGAATTTTACCAGCTTTAGCCCCGTCAATCCCCTACGGGCTGACTTACGCAAGAATACAATGTCGTTGTTAGCAAATAAGTGGTCTTTGTAGTGTAGTGATCGGCTGACAAGGATGACGAAGTAACCCATCAGCTTGCCTTCTTTCCTAGCGGTGTAAATGCGCAGTGCGTTGATTCTGTCTAGTTCTGCGTATGCTCGCCAATCAGGATTGAGCTTTATGATTTCTTTATTTAACGCAATCTCTTTCCAATGCTCTTCAAGCAATGGCTCAATTTCTCGTCTGACCTTAGCCAGATTTTCAAGTGCAAAGTCCATTAGTCTAATTGCCTCTGGTCTGATGGGAAATCACCGCCGCCGCCACCGCCACGACTGCCACCGCCGCCTGAGCCTACAGAAGCGCGACCCCAGACGATTTCTTTCTCTGCCATCTCTGCGACAAACTCTAAGCCCTTATCATTAGGGTAGTCGATCTTTTGATCTTCGGCTGTGTAGCGTCTAATGCGGGTGCGCTCAAATTCGATCAGGCGGTTTTCAACTGTGACTTGGATGGTTGCAGTCTCGCCGCTATCGTTGATCGTCATCGTATCCATGAAGCCACTGAAGATAATAACAGGGTCAGAGATGACGCCGTTGCTTGCATCCATTGCGCCAAGCAATACCTTTAGCTCGCGGCCTTGATAGTCTTCGTCTCTAGCCTTAGCGAGTAGCGGGCTGGTAACACCTGACAAGGTTACGGTAATGCCGTTGGCTGATAGCTCTGACGTCTCTGCAATCTCGCCAATACTTAGCAATGAGCCAGCGCCAACATAATCCACGCCATCAACGGTTAGGTCACCGATGCCGCTCCAAAGATTAAGATTGCCGGTGTCGAATGCACACTGCACCAATGTGATCGGGCGAACAAGGTCGGCGGTAACTGCCGACTGCATCCCCGACGTTAATGACCTGCTCATATAGCCTCAACGCAAGCAAAAGTGAAACCGTACAAGCTAGCCTCGTTGATACTCCATCCAATTTCATTTGATGCGAGCCGCCATGTCCCTTTCGGTAAGGTAAAGTCTAAAGTGGTTGAGGTAGATATTGCAGTGCGGAGCGGTGGCATTATATCAAAGCTAGCCGCTTCAATATCGGTGATAATGTAAAGCGCGCCGCCTATCTCAAAGTAATCACCAGCAACCGCGCCAGTCGTTGTGCCGGTCACAGTCGTGGCACCCTTTGTGCCTGCCGTAATCGTCCCCGTAGCCGTTGTATTGTGGATAGGGTTGCCCATCGTAAAGGTGCCTGCCTGACCCCTTAGAGCGGCAAAGAAAGCCTCTACCTGTTTGGCATCTGATCGCTTCAGTGGTGGCAGTTGCACCTCTGCTTCCCATCGGACGCCCTGATGCTGGTAAGTCTGCTGGTCATAGGTGAACGGTGACTGACTGATTGACGTTGCTGACCTAAGCCGCATCGTCATCGAGGTAAACCCTACATTTGGAAACGCCGCCATTATGCACCTACCATTGCTTTGCTGAAGCCACCGCCTCTCATTCTAGCATCAGCGACAGCAGACTTGGCCGCGTTGCTTATCTGAGGAAGTAGGTTTGCTATCTCTGCACGTACGGTTTGCTGTACGCCTGTGGTCACGTTGATGTTCTGCACTACGGTAACACCGCCGCCACCTAATTTGTTATTCGGAACGATAGAGCCGTTGCCCGAAGGAATCATTAACTCTGGTCCTTTTTCTCCTACAACGTAAGGCTGACCACCAGTTACAGGACCGCCACGCGCTCTGAAGTTGCTGGCTTCAATACCAAGGAAATCAGCGTCTGCGCGCGCGTTGCTTATTGCTCCAGTGATTGCACCGAATGCCGCATCGACAATGTACTTCTGTACAAGCATCTTGATAAGACTATCGACAACGCTCTTAGCCATATTGCGAATCGCATCGCTGAATTTTTTAGCGCCTGTGATCGCTGACGTGAATGAGTCACCTAGTCCTGTGATTGCCTGATCGCCTAGCTTCTCAAGCTCTGGCGTTAGATCACCCGCCATCTCCCTAGTGTTTTGCAAGTTCGCCATAAAGGTTTCAAACGCGCTTGGCAGTTTTTCGTTTACATCATCGCCTAAATTATCGATGCCTTCTGTAGTGGTTCCAATCGCTTCCCCTACTTTGAGCAGGCTTGCAATAATTGCCGAAAAATCAAACTTAGTGAACCCTGTGAAAGTCCGATCTGATTCTTCTCCTAGCTCTTCAATTGCGGCGATTTGTGCTTTTATGCTATCCCTCAACCGCTCTTGATTTTGAACAATTGCGTCGTTAGTGTCGCTGAATGGCCCTGCGTTTTTGGCATAATCAGCCAACCGCTTTTCTACTGCGGCCAAATCCTCTTCTAATCCTTGTAGGCTTTTTGTTTCAATAGAGGAAAACGCGTCGTTTATTTGACGCCTAAAATTAACGACAAAATTGCCCATGCTTACAAAAGCATTTAGTACATCTTGTATGCCTTTTATCGCGTCAGCTAGTCCTTGTACAAAGTTTCCGGCTAACTCTTCGCCAAACTCTTTCACGCTACCGTTAGCATCAGCAATACCAGCCTGAACTTTGGTCGTTAGCAAGTCAGATAGCGCGGCAAGTGCTGGGGCCAAACCTGCAACGGCTTGCTTAACTATTCCACCAAACAAAGATTGCATACGGAACAGTGAGTCGTTTGCGTCTTCAACACCTTTGGCGGCGCTAGATGACATCACAACACCAAGCGCCCGAGCCTCGCCTAACAGCTCAGTCAGGCCATCCCGTCCTAATGCGAGGGTGTTTACGAGTGCGGCACCTTCAGAGTCAAATAGCTTAAACGCTATTTTAAGCGGGTTTACGCCCCTGTTTTTAGCATCCTCAAAAGCGTCTGCCAAGGTAAGCATTTGTTGATCTAGGGGCAGTCGAGTAAGTTTTCGAGCATCGACACGAAGCTCACGCAATGCGCCTTTCGCCTCACCTGTTCCGACTGCGGCTTCTGCCGTTCTACGGGTAAACCGCTGGAGCGCCATGTTCATCGTGTTGACTTCGACGCCTGTTAGTTGCCCTGCGTACTGCAAGGCACTAAGCGATTCGGTTGTCGTGCCTATCTTACTCGCTGTTTTAGCTAGGGCATCTGTGGCCTTGAGTGAGTTAGCAATCAACAAGCCCATACCGCCTGCACCGACTGCGGAAACTAAGGCGGTTTTAAAGTTAAAGAAGATTTTAGATAGGCCAGCGAACGCGCGCTTGATTCCGCGCAAGGCTTTCTGCGTTTGGTCAAACGCCTTGATGATGATGCTTACGGATTCAGTCGCCATCTTTAGACTCGCTTGTTATCTTGAAGTAAGCAAGCCACTCTTGAAACTCATTGACTGTAATCTGCTCGACTTCTTCGATAGTCTTATGTAACCGATCAGCCAAGGCGATGAGATTCATCCGAGACTGATCGGCCTTCAGTTTTTTTCGACGTCCTCAAATGGGTCGATAGTGCTAAACATCTCGTTAGCAATACCAGACACCACCGTCGTCTCTTCACCCATCAAGTCGATCTTGTCTTCAGCAGAGGTAAACAGCTTGTCGCCATCCTTACTCTCAGCCTTCATTACAATCAGATCAACCATCGCCGCAATGCTAGGGTTCTGCATTACTTGCGGGTGACGCTTCTGTAGCTCGTTTAGGTCATAACAGGTCAGTGGGCGACAATACAGGACAAACGCCCCGTCATCATCAGCCCACTCAACGACCTCGATCTTACGGCGTGACTGCTTTCGTCGCGCTCGTAACTCTTTGGCCAGACCCATTAGTTAGACGCTTCTGTAATTGCGCCTGATACCTGTACAGAGAATGACGCCTCGACCAGCCCATCGTAAGACGCAGAGATAGTCTTAGCCGTCACGATGCCAGCACCGCCGTAATACTTCTCGCCCGTGCCTGTTCCTGTTGGGTGGATTTCCCAATCAATTGCGGCACCAGAATCCAGCACTAACTGCTGTGCGTCTGCGTCATCCCAAAGTGCGTCGATAGTGAGAGTCGCATCCTTGAGGCTGGACAAATAAGACTTAACAGAGTCACCCATTACGGTGTCCTCAATAGTGTCAGCCACTTCGTCGATGCTGTACGAGCGTACCTCGCCTACAACCGCTTCTGTTCCACCTGATACTGCAACCTTAACTGACCCAGTTGAGCCTTTATGTGTAGCCATTTGTTTTCTCCCTTACGCGTCACCGCGTGTATATGTGTAAAGAATCTGAACGGTGACAATGACGCCGCCTATAGGGTCTATTGTACCATCATCCACCTCAACGCTAATAACCTGCGTATCAATAGCGTAACCGCCACGCGTCCTATCCTCGTCGAGCTTTTCGTCGATAGCCTCTACAATCTGATTGCGGGCTGTGTCGATGTTCGTGTGCTTAACAAAGCAAATCAATTCGTAGTCGATGGTCGCCTGTCTGCTAGACATACTGCCGCCGATGCTGGCGTCTTCACGATTCTCGTTTGCCGTGCGTACTAGTATCGCGGGATATTGAGCGTTAGACAGCTTGTCGAAATCAAAAGGCTCACGCGTCACTTTTTTGACGGTAGGGCTAGAGATGGCTTGCAGTTGCGAGACGAGATTAGTTGCGATGTTTTCTCTAACGCTCATATCTTCAGCCCCTTAAAGTACACATCACGGATGGCGCGCTTGTCGCTACGGTTTAAGCCGAAGAACTCGCGACGCTTATTGTTCATTGCCGCCTTCTTGGACTCTGCTCTGCTGTTGAAGAAGATAAATCCGTCCTGGCCTTTTAGACCTGACTGCATCGACTTGCGCATTCTGCCCGTGAATATCAGCTTAACCTTGTCTGTCTCTCTGCCTTTACTCTTACGAAACCCCTTGTAGGCTTCTGAGTAAGGGCGAAACGGTTGCTCATGCACATCAAGGCCGAGGCTAGTGCGCTTCTGTATGCGGTTTAAGCCTTCTGCCGCCGCTCTGCGCATCGCTCGCTTGTGGTTCTTAGTAAACGTGCGGCCTAGCTTATCGACCATCTTGCGAAGGTCACGAGGCTTTGTGTCGATGCTGATTGTAATCATCGGTTTAACCGGTTGATCGGGACAATCTCTTTCTCTTTGTCCGTAACCTGACCGTCGTTGTCAGCGTCGTACTCAACGCCGTCTTGAAACACTGCGTCTATCTCTTCGCCATAACGCGCTTTATAGAAGTCGATCATTTGCAGAAAGCGGTCATCGTCCACCCAGTTGGTAAGCTGTGGCAGTGCATACTTCCATAATACGAGGTAAGAAGCTGAACGAGTCCACTGCGAGTCCGTCAGGTAGCTATTATTCATCTCACCGGCAATGCCCTTACGGTGCCACCACTGATTGCGAATCTCTCGCTCTATGTCTGCCTGCGCTCGTGGATGCTCATCCGAAAAGCTAGTAATGCCAAAATCCAGAATGTCTGGAACTAACTCTACAAGATTGCTGTCGTCACTAAATGCCATGTCGTCACCACTTCACTTTCGCGGCCCAATAGATTTTATCTAAGGGCGTTGCGTTTTTTAGGGTATCACCGTGTCGTGCATACCAAGCGGCTCGCATGGCCTTGTCGCGGGCTGACTCACCATCTTTAGGTGGATAAGTCTTCGCGCCTTGAGCGCCAAACCGTAGTAGCTTGATAACACCTTTGTAGCGAGCCAGAACCGCGTGTGAGCTAGAGGCGTGTCGTGGCGTACGCTTTGCCACGTTGTAATCCTCGAACCGTTCACCGCGATAATTGACTGCCATATAATCCTCAGAGTAAAACGCCCCCGAAGGGGCGTGTACATCTTAGAGTGCCGCGTCGAAGAACATCTCTACACCGTAGCTGTCATCAAGCTCTGCAACACCGTAGACGGCTGTCGCGTTAAGCTCAAAGGCACGGAGAGAGGCGTTGCGCTCTGTCTCAAGGTTGAAGTCACGCTTCATGGCAATCGCCATTGCTTCACGACCAAACACACAGCCCTTCGCATCATCGTTTCCGTCAACTGTGATGTTAGCTGACTGATAGACGTCAATGCCTGCGATAGAACCTACGAAACCGTTGCGCATTGCTTCGTTCTGAAGGTCGCCACCGTTGGGGTTAGCAAACGTGTTAGTCAGGTTAGCTGACAACTGATAGGCGTGGAATGGGTGAATCACAGCAGTGATCGGTCCAGTTACCTTCGCCGCTCGGAGAGTGGCCGCCGCTTTGAACAAGTCAGCCGCAGTAATCTCTTGAGCCGCCGCGCCGATAGAAGCCGAGAAGCCATCGAACAAAGCGATGATGTCTTGGTCCATCTTAGTAGCGATAGAGTTACCCAATACAGTGCCAAGCTCTTGAGCAGGGTTGCCCGCGCCCATTGCCGCAAGGTCAGTTAGTACAACCTGCGCGCCAACTTCACCGACAGTAACGGTGACGCTAGAAGTTGATACTGTGCTTGAAGACATATCAGTGCCTTCAGTCAGATCAGCCGCCGCAACCGCTGGGTACTTAGGTACTTGGATCGTTTTACCAGCAACATTGCCGATGTCATAACGAGTGATAAGGCCAGCCATGAGCGATTGCTCTTCGGCAGTGAAACGAGCCTGCATGATGATGTTTGCAAACAGGTCGTCAAGAGTAGTTGAAGTAGTAGCCGCCATGATGAAAATCTCCTGTGATTAGCGGTTTATTTATTAGCTAACATCATTGCGCGGTAGGCTTCTTTGCCACCGCTATTCCAGTTAGCTTCCATTTCGACCGCCGACATAGGTTTCGACGTGGAACCACCAACCGCTGTCTGCGATCCTGCGCCACCTGATGACGCTTTCACGAAGTGCGGGTTCGAGGTCAGGAAGTCACTGACTAACTGGTCAACGGACAATAGCTCGCCTTGGTCGTTATAGCGTGGCGTTCCGTTCGCATCGTAAACTTCTGCGGTGCCGTCTTCAGACAGCCGAACCGAACCACGTAACAACTGACTGACTTGCTCTGCCGATACTGCATTGTTTCGGCTTGCCGCTGACAGTAATGCTCCGTCTACCAATTGGCTTTCGAGGCGTTGCTTGTAAGTCGATATTTCCTGATCCTTCTTTTCGACGGTCTGCCTTAGAATCGACTCGAACTCTCCGCGCTCTTTCTGCTTCTCAATTTCAGCTTCTTGCTGACGTTGTAGAAGTGACTTAGCTTCATCGAGGTCGATACCATCTAGCTTCTTATCGTACTGTCGCTTAGTGCGAGCAACACGGTCGGCCACTATCCGGTCCAACTCTTCTTGCGTGAACGTCTTTACATCCTGAACTTCTGGTGTTTCCACTGCGGCTTCAGTTACCGCGTCTGCCATGATTTCATCGCTCATGTTACGAATCCTCTTTCGAGTGGGTTAAATTATATCACTTACCGCGTTTCTTTTTCTTCTTCTTGTCTTTCTTGTGGTATGGCATCGTGTAGCTCCTATTCTGGTACTGGCACCCACCAGTGCCTACAGTTGTATCCACCTCTTACACGGAACGGATCGCCTGACTTCTTACCGGCCCAGATTTCGCCCCATATCTCGTATATCTCGTCGGTCGTGTATTCCTTGCCGACATGACCACGACAGAATGGACGTGTGCTTTCTATTGTATCGCCTTCGTACCTAAACTTGGTAATACCCGCCTCTGCCGCCGCCGCTTGCTGTAGGCTAGAGCTAAACTCGAACAGCGCATCATGTAGCATCGTCTTAGAGTATCGTTGCAGGTCAGCGTCGAGCAACCCGTTAAGCTCACTCAAGCTGGCTGAAAAGGGCGTACCCGACAGGGTGTTGTTGTACACCTGCTGATATAACGCCTCGACAAACTCATCTGCCAACTGCTCATGGCCGGTAAAGCTAAACTGCTGTAACTGCCCGATAACACTCTGCGGCACTCTGAACGCCGCGAACTGCTCCATGAACTCCCCAGTCAACGCTACCGCATCAGGGTACTCACGGATGATGTCATCAATGACAGTCAGGTATTCGTCACGGACAAGCCCGTCGATCTGTGTCCGAAGTGCTAAGGCCGCATCAAGGTCAAACAGCTGACCGTCGCTTAATGGTAGGCCCGCCATTAAGTCAGTAAGCCCAAGCCGCAACTGTTCTATAGCACGTAAAAGGCGACGCTCATGGTTAGAGGTCGCCCCTGCTAGTGCTTTGGTTAGCTCTTCACTGTCCATCAGTTACGGTTTGGACTCTCTCAGTCAACACGTCACCACCAGGAACATCTTCAAGGCCAATCTTCTCGCGCACCTCGTTAGGCGTCACCATGCCACTATCAATGTGGTACTTGTAAATCTGCGTCTCTTTGGTGAAGTCGCCAACCGCTGTTGTGGCTTCTTCAATCTCAGCGTGGGCCTGTGCAAGCACTTGGTCATCAAGAACAAGGTCTGCAATCTGCTTATCAATCTCACGCAACAAGGTTACGGACTTGACGCCACTGGCTCGCGTCTTCTGCAAGAACTCAAGCTCTGTCCCATAATCGCGAATGTCAAAGCTGTCAGGGTAGCTGACCTCTACCTCGTGCAGATTGTGTCCCTGCCATCGGCACCACAACTCCCATAACTGCTCTTCGGCTAACTCGAGGATGTCGGCCTTCTCTGCTAGCTTGGCGTTCAACATTTGGAACTCTGTCTGCATAGCAACGCCTGACTGCGTCATTGCCTCTGTGCCGCGTACTGCGCCCATGTGGGCCATCCTATTGATCGAGTCGATCTTGTCCTCGATAGAGGCTCTGATGGCGTCTAGGTTAGCTCCAGACGGTTGCATCTGGTATGGCTTTAATCCTGCGTCAATGTCATCGCTAATATTGATGACTGCACCGGCACCAGCAGTCGCGTCAGTGTCGAAGGTCTTAACGAGCGTCGGGTGGTTAGAGATGCGGATGAGCTGTTCGATTTCCGATAGCTCTTGATAGATCGCCTGTTGCATGTAGCTGATGTCAGAGATGTCGCTGATACCAATGCCGCGAACGATTGATCGGTTAGCCGGTACGTTGACCGCCGGTATCTTGCCGATGGGGTTGTCGATAGTTTCGACGATCTGAGCTTCATCACCGAGGTAACGGATAAGCTGTATCTGCTCTTTGGTCCAAATGCGGAAATACGTTTCAGTCGTTGTGCCGTCGATGCGGTTTACCGACTCGCGCACCTTCATGTAGGTCAACTCATGGCGACCGCTAGGCATTCGCTCATACTTCCAATCGTAAACATTCTCAGGCGTGACCAAAGTGACGTATGGCCGTATCTCCTGATCTAGCTCTTCGGCTCTAGTGCTTGCCGTCGATAGAGGCTTGTCCATCATGATCCAGACGTGACCGTACACGCTTGACCATATCTGAGCCTCACGCATAAAGCTGTTGAAGTTCTGGCCGTCGAGGTTGGCGTCCTTGATGAAGGCGATAAGGTCTGCACTGCCTTCCATCTGCTGGAAGTTGCGAGTAGGCGGCTGACGCCATAAGAACGATGAATAAACATGGACCACGTTGCGACAGTGATTATCTAACGGGGTCAGAGCCAAGCGACGCGAGTATGCGTTTTTGTCTTCGTTGAGGTAGCTGGTCAGGTATGAACCGTCACGGTAATCCTGACCACCCATGTATGACCGAACATAGAACTCCCAGCGGTCTAGATTGTTTTCGTAATCGGGATGCTGGTACTCAATATCTTCGTAATACATTTACGTCCACCTCTGCGGGGCTTGCGGCTTGTTGGCCTTGCGTATGGGGAATAGATATTCAACGGCGTAGCCCAGTGCGTCATTCATGTGATCGAAGCCGTCCTTCTCTGGCTGGCTGGTGCCTTCCTTGTAGGTATGGCGTTCCAATGATTCAATCACCTTCTTGCACTTAGGGTCTACAAACAAGCGCCTATGCCCATCCTTAGACAATAGACGCGAGTTTACGCTGTTTATCCTATCTCTTACCGCCGCGTGAGATGACCTTACTCGCACCTCAAATCCCGCGTTTTGTAGAATAGAAAGATCCGTTCTACCCCCTGCACTCGTTTTACGTTGACGCGAGGCAGGGTCAGGGTATATGACTATTGTACCATTTCCGTAGCGTGTGCGAATCTCTGCGACCATTTCATCGGTGTTACTGCCGAACATCACAATCTCGTCGAATACGTGCAGTGTGTCGCCCTTACGGGTCATCAGGACGGCAGACATCGGATCGAGGTTGAAGTCCATCCCGACGTGGATAACAGAGCGGTCGCCGTCGTGTCTAATTACTGACTCTTCTCGCTTAAACGCGTAGTAGATAACGCCGCTGTATGAGACAAAACGAGCCTCGTATTCCTGCTCAAATGTCCGGTCGTCGAGGTCTGCTTTGGCGCTCGTAATCTCCTCTGGCGGCACATTACCGCCCTCAATGGTCGTGTACTGGTAAGACTGCCATCCGTCATCTTTGTCTACTCCCTTGCCGTACAGATCATAAAAGTGGTTGCGTCCTTTAGGTGTGCCAATAAATAGGGCGGCTGATCCTTGCCTGTCTGACAGCGATGGACGTATAACCTCGTACCATGCCTCTTTGCGCATATCAGCGAACTCGTCAAGAACGACAAAGTCTAGTGACCGTCCGCGAAGGTTGTCAGGCTTCTCAGCGCCTTTGAGTGCGATGGTAGAGCCATTCTTTAGCGTGATGCTCAGCGATGTCTCGTTAGTCTTGCCAACGTATTCTCTAGGTATCTGGCTGGTCAGCATATCCCATGCAATCTCTTTAGCCGCCTTGTAGGTCGGTGCCACATACCAGACGTTCTGGTCGGGCTTACTCAGTGCGCGGTTTAGTAGCTCTGCTGTGCTTAGGAATGTCTTACCGAAACGTCTACCCGCGACCACTACACGGAAGCGGGCAGGACAGGTAAAGATGTCAGACTGCGGCGGGGTCAGTTGCATTCGTAAGCTGTATGACGACAGGTGGCAGGTCAGTGACTTCGGTCTGCTCTTCTTTCATGTCTGGCAGGTACTTGTTGAGTAGTCTGATGCGTTGCTCGTTTGCAATTTTAAGCTGTTGAAGGCGCTTGTCGAAGTGCTGGTCAGACTCAGGGTCTAGCTGTTCGATTTTCTCAATGTTATCAAAGACGTAGTCAAGCCGACCTCGCTCTGCCAAATAGCTTCTGAGTTCGTCCTGCCTGATACCTCTTTCTCGTTGCGCTCTAGTCTTCGCCATCGTCTATTGGTGACGGTATACCTGCGGCCCACAATAGGCCATACGTTTGCCCGTCTCTTACCTCTCCGCGTTTGATGTCTTGGTCTGACATGGGGTACGTCTCTACCGCGCCGTCATCAAATGCGACGAGATAGCTACCTTCATTCCTTGGCATACTGCCTTGCTCTACAGGATGCCAGTCTATCGTTACGGTCTGCAACATATAGTATCCCCTGCTCATATTATACCAATATATGCTAAAAAGTTGCGGACAATAAATAACGCCTATTTAATTGCCGCTAAATTACAGGCATAAAAAAGCCCGCACGAAGCGGGCAAGGGGTTTCTCACACCCAAGGAAGCTACGGACGGTAGCGTACTATTTCTAGTGGTGGTTCTTCGTTACTACTGAGCTTTACAACTTTAAAGTCTGTCAGTATGGCGACGTCTTCTTGCCATCTCAAAGCCATCGCCTCTGCCGCCCTTACTGCGATGATCCAGTCTTCCATGTCCTCGTTACTAAGTGAGACAAGCCTTTCTATAAATGCCTCGCCAGTCAGGATGCCCGTCCCTGCCATTTGTTTTCTCCCACAAGTCAACGAATTCGCAATAGATGTCTTCTTGAGCGACAGCATCTTCGTAATCACCCTGCCCAACTATCCCGAATGCTATCACTACTAGCAAGAAAATCACCGCATATTTGATGTTCGGATGTAAGTGCATCGACGTACCCCTTCAGTTTTGGATTGTTTTTTAGTTTTTGCAACGCTCGAATTTCGATTGTTCTGATTGTTTGACGGCTGACACCCATAACGTCCGCGATTTCTTGATGCGTCATGTTGTAGCCGAAGTCTAAAGCCCGCGCCATTAGTCCTCCCACACCTCTAATGAACCTTCGTTCATGTCGCACAAGCTAAGATCGCCAGCCTTGTACGCCTCCATTTCTGATTCGTACTCAGGCTCAGACGTGTACGCCTCGCCACCGTCCCGACCAATGATCGTGTATCCCCACATGATTTTATCTCCCTTCTGATTGATTTATTGCTTTTCCTATTAACTCAGGTATTGGCGGCACTACCGCATTGCCTAAGCATTTAAGTCTGTGTGGCCTAGAGGGAATCCCATCAGCCACTCGACCCACATCGGGTTCAGCTTCCCACCCGCTTGCGCCGCTAATGTTGGCGTATTGCGCTCGTATTCCGCTGGATAAGCACCCTCTTTCGCGTTGTGTGCTGTTGGTGTCGGCCAAAATACCGCTTCCCTTAACGCCGCCTTCGGATGCCCTGGCTCCTCTATCCGTTTTTTGGACGCACTCCCCGAATCCGATGCTGTTGGAGTCGGAAACATCCTCGCGTATTGCTGAAGGGATAATTGCGCCCTGTGTCCGCTCGGCCTGATCGGCTTCCAGTTGCCCGTTGTCCCGCCTGTACTCGCCGCTGGGGTAGGCAATAATCCAGATCCTATCTCTGTGATGGTGCGCGCCAAGTTCGGAAGCTGGTATACAGTGCCACTCCGCATCATACCCGAGCGCGGAAATGTCCCACAATACTCGCTTAAACCAATCTCCCCTGTGTCCATTAAGCAAGTTTGTGACGTTTTCAAAGATGGCGTATTTAGGTCGAATGTCCCCAAGTAAACGGGCGCACTCTGACCATAGACCGCTTCGCGTTCCGTCTTGTATTCCTGCCTGGTTTCCTGAGACGCTAATGTCTTGGCAGGGGAAGCCTCCTGTAATGACATCGACTCTAATTCCGTCTGAAGCCAGTCGCTCTGCTGTGATTGTTCGTACATCGTCATAAATAGGAACCTCCGGCCAATTCTTTTTCAGCACCTTTTGTGCGTATGGCTCTATCTCGCAAAACGCGACAGTCTCAAAGCCTGCGCGCTCTAGTCCTAGCGTAAAGCCGCCGATGCCTGCAAATAAGTCTAGTGTCTTCATACAGCAAATCTACTACCTACAATTATCCTTTGCAAGCACTTTGTTATCTTTTTTTGATAATTAATCAGGGGAAGGGCTTTTGCCTGAGTAGGCAATGACAGATCAGTTACCCGTAGTGTCGGGCAATCTCTGCGATGAAGTGGTCTTCGTTGGGGTGACGTGACAGTCGCTTGAGGTATTCTTCCTCACCGATGCCCTTGTCTCTGCCCAATCGAGCCAGTAGCTCTGCGGTCTTGTCAGTAACGACTATGTGGTGCCGCTCTGCAAAAAACTGTCTTTGGCTTTGTACACACATAACAACATCCTCTTGTTACGTGGTTATTATATCAAAAGAGGGCAATCAGTTGTAAGAAATCATCACATAGTCAGAGTCTTGCTCTTTGAGCTTGATCTGCTCGCGGTAGTGCTTGGCTATCTCGTCACGGACCGCCTTGCTTTCCTTGAAGATGGCAAGCGACTTCTCGCGCAATATCTCCATGTGGCCTTCGCCTAAATAGTCGTTGCACCAATCCGCAAACATTATTGGCGACTCAGTGAAAAGTCGGTGGCAGGTATAACAGCCGGTCAATAAATTATCGAGCGAATAGCGGACCGCTTTGTTTCTGCGCCCATAGATGTGCATTGCCTGATTCGTCTCTGTGTTGCCACATCGCACACAAGCGCCGTCACGTAGCCTTACCGCCTTGCTACACCAGATGTCGGCGTTCGTTCGCTTTATCGCCATAGTAAGTCTCTTGAGTGAATTGTCGTTCGCGTAGTATTGCTCTTTCAGTGTGACCGCAATCACAAGCCCAGCCTTCGAGCTTGCCGTCGGGTCGGGTAAACATCGGCACCATGTCGTTATGGCACTCAGTGCATCTCATGATCTTCTCGCATTTCTGACATAGGGGTTATCAGTGCCGCCAGCCAGTTCTGCGTAAACGAGTCGATGTCCACGTCAATGGTAATGCCTTCGGGACACATGACGTCAACGTAAACATCCGTTAGTTCGTTGTTGCGCATATTGCTGGTCGCACCCATGATCGCTTCTAGCCTGCAAACAACCGACCCACCATCGGGTAGGGGCATCGAGAGGATTGGGAGTTTTGTCATTGCAGTGCCTCGATACCAACTTTGAACCGGCTGAACTCGCCGTATTCTTTGTCTAATACTACACAAGAAATAGATCGTTGTGACCCGTAGCCTGCGCCTGAGTGCCATGCGTCGTTGGGCGGTAATACAGACCATGATTCCCACGTTAGTCCGCCAAGCTCTTCAGCCTGCTTATGGTGGATATGACCAGTCCATGCGAAGCGATATTTCGTGCGGCCCCACTCTTGCGGGTAGTCGCGTGTGATTGCCTCGTACAGTTGGCGAGTGCGTATCTTGTCGCCGTGGTGCGTAATCACGAAGTTGTTGCCCCACTCGAAGTGAATGAACTTGTTGAAGTTATCGAACACCTTTACGCGCTTCTCTTTCTCGTAGTACATCCGAAGCATCTCGTTCAGCCACAGTGCGGCATCTGGGTCGTGATTGCCTCGTGCGTTGATTAGCCATACCTCGTCATACTGCTGAAGCATCCGAGTCACAATGATTTGGAATAGGTTGCCTGCGGCCCTGATGGTCTTGCCTGCCCTGCCATCGACGTCAAGGGACGTGCCTGCGCCTGTCTCGCCTTTTAAGTTATTAGCATGGATCATGTCGCCGACGTTGAGCAAGACGCCTACAGAGCAATCGCCAGTGCTTGCTACGAGCTTGTCCACGCCTTTAATCAGTGTTTCTTGCGCTATCTGCAAGTCCCAGGGGTCGCCGCCTGTCTCTGGACTCCATGCCAACATCCCAAGATGATGGTCGCCAACGATTGTGACTGCCATGCGGTCTTTGTGTTTTTGTGCTTTGCTTTTCTTGATCGGCTTTGCCAAGCCTTTGAGGTCGTCTTTTAATCCTTGTTTAAAGTGATCCAACGCGACTTGCAGTGCGTGTTCTTTGTCAGACTGGCTCTTAACCCATTGGCCGACCGGCTTGCCTTCATCGTTGTAGTAGGTCGATACGCCCTTCACGCTGAAGCCATCAGGGACAGTGTGAATCATGTCGTGATCGGGCGAGTGACCTTGCGTGGCGGCCTTGCCCTTTACATTTTTTATGATGTCACGAGCAGAGTATTTTCCTATCCCTAATGTGTCACCAATTTTCTGGTAGCCTAACCCCTCTTCATGCAGAGTGATGACCTTGCGCTGATGCTCAGTTGTACAAAACTGCAATAAGCTCATGCTTATCCCCCCAGTTTGGTGTACTCACTATTCTGAGGTTTGGTTAATTTGACACCTAGATCAATGCACCACGCCTCTACTCGTTCCATGAATTGTAACATTTCTCCCCGATCAAGCGCCGAAGTGCGTCGAACCTGCGCCGGTATGTTCGTACTGCCTACTTCAATATCCTCTGTGCCGAGGAACTTGTACTTCACCATCAGCTTTAATTCTTCCTCTGTGCCGGTAAAGCCGCCCTTCTTTTTGAAGTGTCTGAGCATATCCCTAACCCACACATGGAACAGATCATTCTGACTCAGTGAGCGGCGCGGCTTGTACTCTTTAACCTGCCACGACACCGGCTTATCCCAGCACCATTCTGTATCAAGAAATTTCTTGAAAGCCGCAATTCGATCTTTAACTTCTATCGGGTCTTTTATTAGCCAAAATTCGCCAAACATTTTGCGCCCCTTGCCATCTCCATAAGTTGATCTAAAGGCACAAGTCTATGCTGTGGCATTGCATAGGTCATCTTGTAGCCTTCACCAAGCCGGTCTAAGTTTTCTGGCTGACGTATTACATTGACGTGTGCCAAGCCGCCGCATCTCCAAATGTTTTTTTCACCGCACATAAGCACATAGATGTCACAGAGCTTTCGCTTGTCAGTCTCTAGTAAGAGCCGACCGTTTGGCCTCTTCGTAGCTTTAACGTCTATTGTGTAACCCATCCATTCACAATCTGCGACTTGGGGAGTGTCACTAAAGTCTGGACGTACCCCGATCAACTTGCAGAAGGCCATCTCTGCCGCCATGCCGTTAGTCTCAACTTCATACTGGCTGTCAGTCTTTGACATCTTTCGATTCTTCGCACCCATTGCTCTGGCCGCATGGTATCGCCTCATGCCCACCTGACAAGCAACGCTGTATTCAGCATCAGTCAACTCAATTATCATCGCGTCACCCTCTCTCCGCTGTAGGTTACATACTGCCCAAACCGATTGAGGCAGGACTGCCGGTAACTTTCGCTCTGCATGAAGTCGTGCGTGCAGTCATCAAGCTGGGTCCACTTCTTCATTGGTATCTTGCCGCTTTCTTTCTCTGCCTCTTGAACAAACGGACTGCCGCCTTTTTGGTTTGCCCGTGACAGCCATGAGTTAATAAAGCGGGGCATCCCCCGCTCTGTCTTCCGCTTAGGCTCATTAGAGTCAAGCCATACAGCCATCACGTTAAGCTCTGCAAATACGTCAACCTCTGGGTATGCGTGTTGCCAGCCTAGAAGTTGCTCGTCTGTTGGTTGCCAATCAGTGCCTGCTTTTGTTTTCATCGACATCTCCCTCTTCGCCTTGCATTGCCTTTTGGCCTTCAAGCATAAACTGCATGACAAAAATCCAATTTTCCAACAGGTTAATGCGCTGTTCTACTGACCATTCCTCAAACCACCCAGCAGAAAAATTTACCTCTCCCTCTAGTTCAGTGTAAGCAACCCTGCAACCTAGCTTTACACTAGCATCCAACACTGTTTGGTACATTTGATTAATCTCTACGAATTCCAGACTTTCTTTTTTCGAACCCATTTCCCTTCTCCTTTTTTTAGACAATAGAAATCATTAGAGGCGGTTGTTGCCCTATACAAGTATCTAGCTGGTCCATCATTCATACAGTATCAGTGCAGATAATTAACGGCTCTGCCAGACCGCGCCCTTACTACATGGCAACATAACCACTGTTCGTCCCCGCCTCTAAAGGTCGTAGGAATGATTTGGCTTTCTTGAGCGACTGCACCTGAGACAGCACTATTTGACTAGGCTCGACTAGGCACTCATTTAGGTGGGATAGGTGAGATAGGTGTACAGACAGCTAGATTGCTGTACAATTCTTCCTATCCTCTGAGTGCAATCTAAGGATGCCACAAGCGTATACCCTTCCGCAAGTGGTTCGGGGCCACCTAAGACGTGGCCCTTGTTTTACCCCTCCTTACCAAGCAAGTGATACATAGCGTAACGCTTGCCATCTTTGTTTTTGATTTCTGTACGAATGTCGTGACCGCTCATGCGAAGCTCATTAATCCGCGCCGCTAACCGAAAACAACCGTAGTCATTCAAGGCATCCATTGCAGTGATCGGCTTGCTTGTTAAGTGGTCAAGAATTTGCATTGTGTGACTCATGCCTTATCTCCCTAATCTCTCAAACTCATCAATCGTCAAATTAAGCCGGTCGCACAACTTAACAACGCGGCTAAACTTCATATCCTCTTGATGACGCCATCGGCTAATCTGCACCTTTGACACGTTGAACTCCTTTGCCAGTTGGTCGTTAGACACGCCCGACAATACCTGCGCCTTCTGCAACGCTACCCCTGTTTTAGAACGGCAGATCATCTTCTAGCTCCTGTGTCGGCTTTGCGGCTTGACGTACTTGAGCCATGCCCCTGTTATGCGCATCATCCTTTGCCGTCGTGCTGAGTGACATAAACGTGTTTCCGTTCTTGTCCTTCTTAAGCCACGCTGACAGCCAGAACTCCTGACCATTGGCGTCGGTGTAATTGCCCTTATAGTCAGGGTGAGTTTCTTTTTCCTTGCGGTCGTTCTTAAACAAGACGCCTCGGTTCGTGTTGTCATACTCCATTGGTTGCTAACTCCTTTCTTGCTTGGTTGAATGCGTCGTTGCCCTTACAGGCCGCCCGCTCTGTGGTTGTAAAAATGCCGCCCTTTGTAGGAGCGCGGAACAACTGAGCCATAGTGTCGTGGTCAATGTCGCCCCAGATACCCGCTAGTGACTGCCAGTCCTCATTTGCGATTGCCTCTTTGGCATACATCACCCAGTCAAAGTGATCGCGGACAAGCGCCATGTACTCGATAAACTCGCCGTCATTCTGCTGTGTGATAGCGTTTGCCACTTCATCAGCACTGGCTATCTCCGTGCCGCCTAGCCCAAAGAATGCCAAGGCTCTGCCCACCGCTGAACTCTCTGCCACTTCCATCGCGGCCTGACTGTTGATCTTACTTGCCGACCTGACCTCTTCAGCGTGACCGGTAGCGATGACCATACCGGCGGCTGAGATTGTTGCCTTCATAACGACCAGCACGTCGTTAGCCTCTACAAGCTCAGTGAGAATCGTGTAGTCAGGGTGCTTGGCTCTAAACTCTGCCACACGTAACGCAACCGTCTTGTACTCTTTGCCATGAATCTTAACGATGCCGTCAGACATTACTGACCTCCTCTGTTTTCATACTCGTAGCAGTCAGCATAGCCAGCGTTGTACGCCTCCGATTGCCCTTCCTTGTGCTGGATGCCTTCCTCCCAGTCAGTCCAGCCGCGAATAAAGTCTTGCTCTGACAGCTCTAAAAAGTCCGACATCCTCGCTTCCATTGCCGCTTCTTGCACATGAAACGGCATTGGCTTACGAATCGACAGGTTGTGCAGTTGACCAACCAGCCCGTCTAGCTCTTGAATAAGCTCTGCCTTAATCGGCTTTGGCTCTACGAATTTAATTGACATAATCTAGCCCCTCTAATGTTGCGCATACTTCTTCTGCATTGATGATGCTGTAGTCTTGCCACTTGCACGAATGGACACAGATACCGACCTCTTCAACAAACTCTTTGCGGCCCTCGAACTCCACGGGATAGCGACCGCCGACAGGGTGGTAGTGATCGTCGATTGAGTTTTGATCTACTAAGAGGGTGACGACTTTAGCTTCTGCGTCGTAGTTTTCAGCGCGCGCGGTAACTTCGATTGCTTCCAGTTCTTCAACGAACTCGTCCCAATCATCTACCTGTTTGCTGATTTGAATTGCGATTTGCATGGTGTTTCTCCCTTCAAAGTTCCACATGGAACAATGTCAGAATACACCATTTACGATAAGTGTGTATCTTTTTTGTAATTATTTTATCCGTAAGTCCACATCACGGGTGTGGTTGCCCGCATATCCACATGGACGAATGTACGCGCCACGCCTATTCCACCAAAGCCCATGCTCAGGGCTTCTTTAACGATCATCATTCTATCCACGCCGTTAGACACTGCTATGTCTGCGGCGATTCCCTGCGTGTGAGTGCCGCCTTTTTCTTTGTTGCGCTCTGCGGTGTGTTCTTTTGAGCGATAGCCTGACGTGATGACCAGCGGTCGGTTTACACGCTCGCGTAACTCATCAAGCATATAGATAAACTCTGGCTTCATGTCATTCTCGCCCGTCTCACGACAGCGAAATTCTGATATATCAAAGTGCTTATACATTACCCTTTCCACTTAGTAAGTCCGCGAAGTCCGACACTGCTTGCGACAAGCGCGCCCAAGAGCATTCGGTAATATTCTGGCATGGTTTCCAGCACCTCGAAACCGTCGCGAACATAAGGGACGAGAGGTGGAATAAAACAAAGCACAAGAGGAATGCTAAACAGTATAGAGAAAAACTCATCGCGCCAGCTATTAGCCGCATTGCTTGCGTGAATATTTTCCCAGTTCGCGTCCTGCTTAATTGCTTCCATTTTGCGGTCATGTAACGCGCGCTTCTCTTCGCCCTTTCTTTCAAGGTGTCCCCCTACAATGTTGACCACCGGACCCAGTAAAGTCTGCCACATATCAGTCCCTAATCAGCACGATGTCGAAGTTGGCCGTAACGCGCGAATCATTGCCGCTGACATTATCAATGCGTATGTCGATGTCTGTCTTCTCTGGGATTCTGAGCGGCGCGTGAAAGTCGTATCGGTAGTGTCCGGCAGTCTCTGCAATGTGGGCGATTCTAAACGGCTTACCAGTTAGCCGGTGATACATCATGATCTGTGCGTTCTTGTTTGAGTCAATGGTTGAGTCGAGCGCCACCAGATAGCCTGTATGGCCCGCTGGGATTGTGTAAACAGCCATGAGTGTTTGTGCATACCCTACGTCTATTTGCGCTACAACGGTTCCTGACGCGCTCACAGTACGTGCTGTGATGTCGCCCACGTTTGCACCGTCTTCGTAGGTCATGCGGAACACGCGAATAAACTGGTTCGTGGTTGTGACAGCAGACGTGCCGGTCAAGGTTACAGTCTCGCTTATCTCGTGGTAGCTAGAATCTAAACCCTCTATGGTCAGCACTGCTGTGTCGCTGGCGCTAGTGCTTAGGCAGTAGATAGTCTGTGCGGTCGCTAGTGCCGCCCAGGGATACAAGCCACCACCAGACCAAACACTCTCAGGGTCAGTTGCTTGGTCAATGTCAAAGTTAGCACCAAACTTATGCACGATCTTTGAGTTAGATATAGCATCGCGAGCTACGTCAAGGTACACATTGGGAGTCGGGTGTTCGGGGTGAAATTGATACATTACTCTTGCTCCGTTGAATACAACGACTCCATCGTGCCGATCCGTATAGTCAGGTCGTGGACGTCATCCTGCATTTTACGAAGGTCTTGCACATCTAGCTCGACACCTTCGATCAACATATCTTGCCTAGCATCGTCTGGAAGGCTTCCCAATTCGCCTCTAGGCCACAGTATGCGAAACTCTGTGTTTCTGCCTATCTCGATTTGAGATTTGTCTAGGGCGTGTTCTATGGTGTTCAGCCGCTCTTGTATGCCGAAGTAGGCCATCGTCGCGATGGACGTGGCCGCAACCATTGCGATTAAGTTGCGTATCGGTATCGTAATATCTGTGGATTCGTTGATGTCCATGACTTCACTTCAGCCATTGAGCGAATACCACGGCTCCGAAGATAAAAGGGTACAGGGCAAACACAGCATTTCGATTGCTGGCTATGTCTTTGTGGGCCGCGTCTACTTTCTCATCAAGTCTTCGTAGACGTTCTTCGCAGAGCCGTTCATGATTCGCCAGTTTTTCAATTGCCTTCTCTGCCAAGTCCACAAAAAATCCCCCATAAAAAGTAAAGTCCTATGGGGGCTTATTATATCACTCGCTTGGCTCTTGCTCTAATGAACTCGCAAGCATATTAACGAATGCGTCACGACCGACCGATAATTGGTCTACGTTGAAGCGGGCGCTTGATAGTTTTCGATCAAGGTCTTTAACATGATTGATGCAAGTGACTTGCTCGTCGCTCATGTCCTCGATGAAATACTCTTTCTCATTCACTGTGATTGGGGTTTTTTCGTTTTTACCCATGTCACTTTCTCCTTACTGTTTTGCTTTGCCTATGTTTACGGCTAACACCTCCAACAACTTATAGAGCTTGGCAATCCAAACGTCATCTTTCGGCGTTGGAGTAATGGCCGCGATGATTGAGGCGGTCGCAATAACCGCCGTCGCTATGTTCGCAATATCTGTGATGATAGACAAGTCCATTACCAAGGTACGCCGTCAGCAGTGACAGGGTTCTTTTCTGCTTCAATCTTAGCCGCTAGAGCCGCCTCAGTTGCTTCCTGATCGACAGTCTCCCATACCCAGCCTAAGACTACCTCTTCGGTTAGATCGTCGTAGGGGACGTAATCAGGGTCTGTAGGGTCTGGTGTGAAACCTACAGTACCGTATGCAGAGGCAGAGAATGTTTCTTCACCTACAGTCTCAGACTCACTGACACGCCAGTGTGCTACTACTACTGCACCGTCCATGTCTGCTGGTTGTAAGTCTCTTTCTAGTGTTGCGATAGTCCATGTAGCCATTGTTATGCTCCAAACACTGCGTTGCAGATAGCTTGTACGTTAGAAGGTTCTGATGACCAATCGTCGCCAGAGTTAATTACGTGACGGTGATACGACTGTGAAATCACAGCGCCGTCTTCAACAATACGAGTAGCGGTGCGTACTTGAACGACTTGACCGTCCTCTGTAGCTACTACTTCGATCTTATCTGCTACTACTTCTTTAGTTAGTGACATTGTTGTCTCCTTAGTTAGTCCAGCCCCAGAGTCCACTGAGGCTATTTAGGTTGTAATGTAAGTTATGCAAAAGAACATATCCGAAGCACCGTCAACAAACTCGCTAACATTTACAACAGTCGCAGAAGAAGCATTTGAATCACTATTTATTTTAAATAAAACAGCTGATCCTGAAATCCCTGGAACTGATGCGTTAAGCTGTGCGTACATTTTAGAAGCGTTTGTTGCTTGATTAAACTGCACAGGGCTTGCTCCTCTCGGCGTTCCTAAAGCTTCAAAAGGCAAGCCAGTGACATACAAATCTTCAGATGATGTAAGTCCAGTTATATCCATATTTATAATCTGTGCGTAAACAGTACAAACAGATCCTATTTTTCTGTAAAAACCACTTTCAGATGTTTGTGCTTCTGTGTTACCTGCTGAATCTGACAATCCAACTGTCCACGTCCCTTCTTCGTAGTCGTCTAGCTTGTTCGCAAAGCCTACCCCGCCGAGGTATACACCGTCAATTGCCGTAAAGGTGTTGGCATTGATGTTTCCGCTAAAGTGACCGTCTTTGAAGCGGTTAGCACCGTTGCCTAAACTAACAAAGCCGTCACGTTGCGCTCCAGAAGTCCCTGTTGGATAAATCAAGTCCGAAGCAGGGCTGAAGGATAACGTGGTGTCGCCGTTGCCTATGTAAAGGTAGCTTGACGGATTGCTACCAATACTACCGACTGTTGTGCCGTCTTTGCGGAGCTGGATAATTTCGCCATCTGTGGTTAACCGATTAAGTTTTAATGCGGTTTCGTCATCTGAAGTAAAGTAGTGTTGACCGTTAGGGCCAAGCGTTACACCTTCTGTTCCTAGAGACGAAACAGTCTTCCCAACCAACAAGTTGCCGCTTGAGTCGATGCGCATGGATTCATTGGAACCATTGTTGCGAAGCCACAGATGCGCCCCTGTACCAGTTTGGTGTACAAGGTTTCCAGAACCTCCTGAGTAAATAGTTCTACCAGAAGTTCCTAAGTAGATATTTCCTTCAACATGTAGTTTATCAGCTGGACTGTCCGTGCCGATGCCGACGTTGCCGCCTGTCTTAACTGTAAGTTTCGGAGTGCCTAAGCCGAAAGCGTTGGATAATGTCCAAGCATCGCTATTACCGCCATCAATACCCCATGTCCATACACTAGCGTCATTGTCAGCAATGTAATAAGCATCACTGTCTGCCGCTGTAGACTCTACACGTACCGCCGAAGCTGTTCCTGTTGTTCCCTGAACGTGTAGCTTGGAAGTGCTGATAGACGACGTACCAATACCCAAAGACTCCGCAGCCGCATCCCAGAAGAACTTCGCAGTTGTCCCCGTATCCTCATACAGCGACACATCTCCGTTGGTAGCAATTTTTAATCTCGATTCAGAGGCATTGTCTACGGTTCTAAATACTAAGTTTTTATCTGCCGAAGTTGAGGCGGATGCAATAATTTCAAAGTTGCTTGCGTCGTTATAGTTTCGGATCAGTCCGCTTCTCGCTGAAGTGTCTCCGTTACCTATTAAAATTTGTGGTGTGTCAGACGCCGCAGTACCTAAATCTATAAACTTAGCGTCTCCACTATTGACATCAACAGTCAAGCCATCGCTGACCACAGTACCGTTCACGTCGATTCCTGTGGAGGTGGTGGCAAACTTTTGAGCGTTGTCGTAACGAAGACTCACTGCACCATCATCATTAAAAAGCGCGTAGGTCTCCGTAAAATCGGAAGAACCTAACGAGATAAGGTTACTACCGCCTAAGTATAAGCCACCTGTACCTGCATCTTTTATTAAGCTGACAGAGCCTGTGTGATAAATCTGTAGGTCAGAGCCAGCACCGAAGGTAGCCTTGGAGTTGTCAGCAAAAGTAATGTCATCGCCTGTACCTACGGCAACATCAGTACCACCAGTAGTGTTACCGTTAGCAAGGACTTCAGCGAGTGTGTCTGACGTAGCAACCTGAGAATCTACATAGGACTTGATTGACTGTTGTGTAGCCAATGCCGTAGCACTGTTGCTAGACATGTCGTCTTGGTCAAGGATGTCAGTAACTGTGACAGTACCTGTACCTGACAGGCCGTCAAACTCTACGGTTCCGTTGACAGCGGCACCGGCAAAGGTTGGTGAGTCTGTAGTAGCAACGCCTTGGTTCAGAGCTTTAACTGAAGCTTCGCTAGTTAGCTCAGAGTCCATCAACGCACCAGCGGCAGTTACGTTAGCTGTGTCTGTCACGTCTGCTGAGGCTTCAATGCCGTCTAGTTTAGACTCGTCAGCATCAGTAAACGCATTAGTGTTTGCGTTGCTTTCGTAAGCAGTTTTGATTTGAGCAGGCGTTTGATCTGCTGTAGCACCTGCTTCAATACCGTCTAGCTTTGTACCGTCTGCGGCTACGTCTCGACCGTCCACAGTACCACCTA